ATCGCACGCAAACTGAAGCGCTACTGGCTGGAAGGCTATACCGATCAGCAGGCCGCAGCCCTCGCCGGTGGCCGGTGCTCAGCCTCCTACGCCCGACATCACCGGCTGGTATTTCAGAAAACTACCTCCAACCCCTCCCCTACCCACCGATAGGGGAGTCAGTCAAACCCGGTCAAACCGGTCAAAACTTTTGATTTTGACTTTTTTGACTGAAAAACAACCGTAAAACATGGCCTTTCTACTGCAATACTGGGAAATCGTCGTAGCAGCCGCGGCCTTCATATTTGGCTACGTCTTCCTATTTCTGATTCCGCAACTGCGGGAGAGCGACTTGAAAAACATATACCAGCACGCCGGCGAACCCAGGCTGTTGCTGCAAGCCAGTGAACTCGAAAAAGACTTCTGGACCCGGTACGAAAGAGAACGACTCCGATACATGGATAGCAAAAACCGATGGGCCACCGTACAAACACCCGTGATACCATTCCCCTTGAACACAGCGTGGGAATTCCAGTGGTTCGGAAAAACCTACCACACTTCCACTGTAGGGCTTTCTTACAGCGAATACCTGCTCGCCGGCATTCGGCACTACCACCAGATGCGCACCATCTGGGACAAAGAAGTATGCGCAGCATTCGGCACCAAAGAGATGATGGAAACAATTAAAAGCCAAAAGCCGGTCGATACAGACCGGCTCTGGCAGAACACTCAAAATTAGATCACCGCCCACCCTACGGCCCCCCTCCTTTCGGGGGAGGGGTCGGGGGTGGGGTCAATATCAACAACATGAAGTACATCCGCATATTCTTCACCTTCCTCGGCTACATCACCTTCATTGCCATCATCGGCGCCGGCACCTTCTGGTACGTCGGAATGAAAAAAGCCCAGGCCAAAGCCCGCGCCAACGCCGAAACCAGCATCACCTTCCAGGACAACACCGACACCATCGCCATGAAACCCCAAAAACAAACCCTTGAACTGATCGACCCCACGCCGATCAGCCGACCCGATACACCAGATCACCTGGTTGATCCACCCGCCAAGCGTACCAAAAAGGCAGCAGCGGCACCCAAACCCAAAAGCGCCCAGGCGCCCAAGCCCACACCAAAACCCGAACCGGCCACCAAGCCAGTCGCCTACGCCAAGCCAGCAGCCAAACCCAAACAAGCCAGGCCAAAGCGTACCCGACAAACATCCGCGCCCATTGCCGATGCCGCACCAAAGCCCGAACTCGGAACCAGCATCCTACGCTACCAGGTAACCGACCGCGCCGGCCGCGAACGCACCGGCCACGGAGTGGTCAACATGGACTTAACCTCTGATCTGGAGAACGCGGCCATCCGCCGCGCCAGAGCAATCAACGAACTCGCGGCGGCCGCCGACAAAATCCGGAACCCTCAACAATAACATCATGGACTTGATAGAAGAACTGCGTCGCGAATCCGACCGCCTCGATAAACAAATCAAACGAAACCTGTACCGCCAAACCATCAGGATCGCCCTACTGGCCATCCTCCTGGCCACCGCCGCAGCAATCTACTACCTATAACTCGCCCAGTGCACCCTCACCCCCCAGGTGCCGGGCACAAAAGCGAGCAAATGCAATACATCATTCCTTTCATTCTCAGCGCCATCATCATCAGCGCTGCCTGGACCAACATCACCACCCGATACCGACAAAAGCGACGACAGAGACGCCGCGAGGCCATCCTTCGCAACCGATACCTCTAATCCCCGGCACTTGTCCTGCTGACGGCACCCGTCCACCCTACGACGGGTGCCAAAAACACGCTAATCCACCGCACACACAAACAATACCTGCACATCCGGCCCCAGCCGGATCAGGCCATACCATTACCCCGATCCCACCCTCCGTCACCCCTCCCATTCGGGGGAGGGGCCGGGGGTGGGGTCGAAAAACAGCAGCAGCAATGAAAATACACATCGAAATACACGACATCTCCGGCGACGATGCCCACGGCGCAATCATACTGCACATCAACGGTGATCTGCCGATCATCATACCCATCTCCATGCCCATGCAATCCTTCCAAACCGCCACGGAAGCAGCCTTGATCGCCCACGATCCGGCCAGCGTGCTCACGTTTCCGACCCCCATTTCAGAGTCGGAAGTATTCTACACCTACGAAGAACTCCTATAACCCATGCTCTACCTCCTCCATTTCTCCGAACCCCTCGGAAACGACCGACACCGCGCCCAACACTACCTCGGATACACCGACGACGAACGCGGAATCGAACAACGCCTCCACGAACACCGATCAGGACAAGGCGCTCGCATCACCGCAGCCTGCAACCAGCGCGGAATCACCTACGACGTTGCCAGAATCATCCCCGGCGACCGCACCAGAGAACGCCAAATAAAAAACGGCAAAAACCTGGGGCGCTTCTGCCCAATCTGTTCACCGAAAAAACACTAAACCATGCCACTCACCATCCGATACACCGATACCCGCAACCAACACGAAGCCACCTGCGACCCCATCCAGGAGCAAACTATCCGCAGCATGATACTTGAATATCTCGCGGGCCCTTGGCCATTCGATGACCAATACGACCTGGTACACATCGACCTCACCGACGAAAATATCGAGACCGTCAACTGCTTCCGGTCGGCTCAAACAGTCCGTACCTGCTCCTTTGGCGGCGCCGTCGCCTGGAATATCTACCGGTCCATCGCCACGATCTGGCCTGAAATCAACTACCATACCTCCGGCCGGCCGGCGGTGATCCTATAACCATCCTGTCCTGTGCATACCCCCGCACAGGCAGGACATTTACAACCCGCACATGAAAAAGAAACGCACATCCGCAACATGGACCAATCCGGAAATCCGCGTCCTGCTCGACCACTACGAGCAGAAAGGACCAGACTTCTGCGCCCAGGTACTCCAGGCAAAAGGCTTCCCGAGAAGCGCAGTCGCCGCCCTGACCAAAGGAAGGAAAATCGGACTGCGCTACAAAGGCCCCGCGATAGGCCGATTCATTCAAGGCCAGGTGCCCCCCAATAAGGGAAGAAAAATGAGTCCGGAAGTCTACGAAAAAACCAAACGCACCATGTTCAAACCCGGCGCCCGACCGGAAAACAGAGTGCCGATCGGGCACGAAACAATGCGCGGCGATGGGTACACATACGTCAAAATCGCAGAGAAAACCTGGAAGTTCAAACACATCCTGATCTGGGAAGCACACCACGGTCCAGTGCCGGCGGCACACATAATCGTCTTTCGCGACGGCAACCCCAACAATTTCAACCTCGACAACCTGGAGTGCATCACCCGCAAGGAACATGTCTACCGAAATCGACATGGAGCCGGTCCATCATCCTACAGCCTCCTCAGTGGCCGCGCCGCAAAAATGCGGCTGCGGAAACGCGGCATACCCGCAAAAGCCATCCGCCAGAACCCCGAAATACTGGAAATGTCCAAGGCCGAAACACTACTCAAACTGAAAAAACGCACACAACGCCATGCCACTCACACTCAAAAATAAATCCGCACTGGAGAGCCTCAAAGGCAAAATGTGGATGTACAAAACCACCACATACACCATCTCCGACTTCACCGAAGTAGGCGACACAATCATTATCTCCACCCACCTCAAAGCCCTCAGCATCAAAACCGACCAGGTGGAGAACTTTTTAAAGGAACTCCTTCCCGTCGAAGCCGCTCCCGCCAGCGAAGGAGCCGAAATCATACCCGGAGTCGAGACCTACTTCACCGAACTCGCCGGCGGACTTATGACCTCCTTCCGCGAAATCCAGGGCGCCAAAGACGCCACATTCCTAAAAGAAGCCAAGGCCCGCGCCTCAGCAAAAGTCCAGGTATCCAAAGCCGTCACCGACATCGCAAAAACCGTCATCGCCGGCCAGAAAGCCATGCGGGGAAAACAATAACTCACCCACCCCTCTACGCCCCCCTCCATTCGGGGGAGGGGGTAGGGGGTGGGGTAAACACACACCGATATGTCCGCAACAAAAGCACATCACCACGACACCATCGAAGCGGCCACTCGCCCGGCCTACAACCCCCGCACCATCGACGACATCCGCGCCGAAGCCCTGAGGCTGCACAAACGCCTGATGGAACTCCAGGCCGAATACGCAGAAACCATCATCTGCTACATCAACGACCTGCGCCATACCCGACTCATCTCCGACATCCGCCGCGAAGTCGAAGAAATCAACGAAAAACTCGACCTCCTGCTCTCCGAATACATGGACCGCCGCCGAATCTAATCACCCGCTCGCAATAATCAAAATGATCAAAAACGCCGACCAGATCCGCGCCGAAGCAAACATCATCGATGTCGTCGGAAAACACGTCACCCTCAAGCGTCGAGGAGTCACCTTCGTAGGGTTGTGCCCGTTCCACAACGAGAACTCCCCATCCTTCACCGTATTCCCCACCACCAACACATTCAAGTGTTTCGGTTGCGGCGTAGGAGGTGATGCCATACACTTCCTCATGGAGAAGGAAGGGCTTACCTTCCCCGAAGCCCTCGAAGCCGCCGCATCCGAAGCCAGAATCGAAGTAGAGTACGAGCACAAAGAGCGCCGGCAGGAGGACATCGACCGCGCCAAACAGGAAAAAGCCAAGCGCACAAGCCTCGCCGACACACTCCAGGGAGTCCACCGGTTCTACGCCGACAAAGGCCCGCTGGAAGGCACCTATTGCGACCTCGAAACCCGTACCGAGCTCTGCGACGCCGACGGGCGCCTCATCAAACGCACCACAGCCGACACCTTCGGACTCTGCCTCACACCCGACGACAACCTCGTCAACAAAGCCGGATTCTGGGAAACCGCCCCTCTTGAGGAAATCGGCATCCTCGGCAAAAGCGACTACGGCCACTACGATTTCTTCAGGCGCCGGCTGATCATCCGCATCACCGACCACACCGGCAAAATCACCGCCCTCGCCGGCCGCCGGCTGCGCGCCGAAGACAACGTGAGATCAAAGTCCCCCCTGGAGGGGGGCAAGGGGGGTGATAAGCAACGCTCCAAATACATAAACTCCAAAGACTCAATCCTCTACAACAAGTCCGAAATCCTCTTCGGACTGTTCGAGAACCGCCGCGGCATCAAAGACGCCGGCTACGCCACCCTCGTCGAAGGCTACTTCGACGTCATCACACCACACGATCACGGCATCTGCAACTGCGTCGCACCCTGCGGAACAGCGCTCACCGATGCACAGGCACGACTACTCAAACGCTACACCGACGAAGTCCTCATCCTCCGCGATGGAGACCACGCAGGCCTCGAAGCCGCCAAGCGTGACGTGGAAACCCTCGTCCGTGCCGGCCTCAAAGTCCGCATCTGCCAGATGAAGCCCGGCGCAGAACTGATCCGCTCCATGCTGGATCAGAAAGAACACCTTGCCGCGCAGAAAAAAGAAGTCGAGACGTGGTCCAAACTGGACCCGATCGATAAGAAAGGAATAAAGGAGCGCGAAAAATCAGAAGCACTCCTGGCCACCATGCAGGAAAACATGACCCGCATGGAATCCGACTACGCAGCGTTCAAAGACCCTGATGCCTTCCTGCGACGCCACGGCAAAAAAGGCTTTGAGTTTTTCCTCGAAGAAACCTCCCAGGACGGCATCATCTGGCGCGTCATGGAGGACTACGACTCCAACGACGTGTACTCGAAGGAAATGGCCACCCAAACCGCAGGCACCCTGCTCGCTCTCATCGAGTCGGAAAGTTTGCGCGACTTCTATGTCCGCGAACTCTGCAAACCCGCCAACCTCGGCAGCATCAAGGCCATCCTCAACAGCGCAGTCAAAACCCACACCGAGACCAAAGGAAAAAAATCCGACCTGACCCCGAAACAGAAGCAGGACGTAATCGCCTACGGCCTCTTCGAGCGCGACAACAAATACTTCGTAGCCCACGACGTAAACTCCAACGGATGGGCTGTCACCAACTTCACTGTCAAGCCCATCATATTCATCGAAGGCCAGCGCGAGAGCATACGCCTGGTGGAGATCACCAACGAAAAAGGCATCGCCCGCATCCTGGACATCAACTCCCGCAACTTCGTCGAACTCGGCCCCTTCAAACAAACCATCGAGGCACGCGGCAACTACCGCTTTGAAGGCAAGCCTGAGCATTTCTCGAAGGTAAAAGCCAAAGTGTACGACGAAATGCGCACAGCCTTCCCGATCTACACCCTCGGCCTGCACCGCGAAGGCTTCTTTACCTTTGCCAACGGCCTGGTGCACGAAGGAAAGTTCTCGCCAGTGGACGAATACGGCCTTGTCGCCTTCGGTGATACCAAATACTACCTGCCGGCATTTTCAAAAATCCGCGACCACGTCAAATCCGACGACGTCGATAATGACTACCAGGACGAGCAATACTACGTCTACACCCCCGGCGATCCCGGCATCACGTTCCAGGACTGGACCGCCCTCATGCGCCAGGTGCACGGCGACAACGCCGTCGTAGGTGTACTCTACCTGTGTAGCTGTTTCATCCGGGAGAAAATCTACGAGCGCCTGGACAACATGTTCCCGCACCTCAACTTCTTTGGCCTGCCCGGGTCCGGGAAAAACCAACTGGCCGCATCGCTCACTGCAGTGTTCGGCAAATACCGCCAGCCCGTACACATCGTCAATGCCACCGATGCCGCGTTTTTCCGCCGCATCGCCCAGGTGCGCAACGGCCTCGCCTGGTACGACGAATACAGCAACAACGCCGAGTACAAGAGGGTAGACGCCTTGAAGCAATTCGCCGACGGCACCGGTCGCAGCCGCGCCCAGATCGACAACCCCAACCGCACCACCTCCAGCGCCGTCGTCGCGGGCTGCATCGTCTCCGGACAGCAGCAACCCACCGCCGACATTGCCCTCTTCACCCGTTGCATTTCGCTGAATTTCCACGTAACCGAATTCGACAGCGAAGCAAAGGATCGCCACGCCAGGCTCAAGAAACTCGAGCAGCAAGGCCAACTCACGGCCTTTACCGCCATGCTGCACGACCAGCGCGGCCACATGCTCGAATCCTTCGCCCAGGAGTTTGAGTCCGCTTACAGGCGCATGCAGGAGTTGGTGGCCGGCAACGTGGTCATGGACCGCATCCTGCGTTCCTTCACTGCCATGCTCACCACCTACCGGCTCCTCAAGGACAAGGTGCAATTCGCATTCACCGAAGCCGAAGTGGAAAACATCCTTGTGACTTCCATCCTCACCCAGCGCGAGTCGGTGTACCAGGAAAACGAGGTGTCCATCTGGTGGCGCATGGTGGAGTTCTTCCTCGCCAACGGCGACATCGAGCACGGCGCCGACATCCTGGTGGAAGAAACCAAGGACGAAACCTTCGACCTCGACTGGCAGGGCAAGCAAAAGGAAACCCGCGAATACCGACCGGCCAAGCGCCTGCTCTATATCTACATCGCCCGCGCACACCCGCTATACCTGGAGCGCCACCAACGCCAACGCAACGCCAAAGGCCTCGACGTCGAGGCGCTGAAATACTACCTCAAATCCAGCGCTGCCTGGGAAGGGTTCAAGCGGGCAAAAAAATTCAACGGCCAGGTAAAAGCCTGCCTGGTCTTCGACTGCGACAAACTGCCCTTCGAAATCGAAGACACCGTCGCTGTCATGGCCCGCAAGGCCCGCCGCGCCGCTGATCCGGACGCCAACACCCCGGCATCGACGGCGGAAGAGCCGGCACAAAAACCACAATTCGGACCCGGCGAGCGCCACGGCGAGACCCCGGTCGACGATGAATTGCCATTCTAAAACTTTCAAACCATACACACCATGCCACAATTCAAAATTCAGATTAATCGCAAAGCCTGGAACGAAGCGTCCAAATGGCTTTACAAAGAGGCCAAAAGGCTTGCCGACAACGCCGAGAGCGAAGGAGTTACCACTGTGAAGGAATTTGCCTCCTCACTTAGTGTCAGTTTGGGCGGTAAAGTAATGCTTGGCCGTATGACTCCTGCATTCCGCAGGGGAGCACAGAGCATTGAAATAGGAGTCTGGAACGATGATCGGTTTGCCGGCATCAACAAAAAGAACTCCACCAGTGGAGCCGCGCTGACCATATCAATCGAGCAGACATGAAACGCCGTCGCCTTCCTCCGTCACCGCGCCTGAAGAAGCAATACAACATCTGCCACAGGCTGCGCCTCCAGGGAGTCCCCGTAGATACCGTAGGCAATGCCATCGCCATTGCCACAACAGAAGAATACGAATCATTACCGCGCCTGGCCAAGAAGTACATCCAGACACTCCGAACAGAGTACCGCTTCGTGATCCAGACCTACATCCCGGTAGAGTCCGGTAGAGCGGTAGAGCAGGGTACACCGGCACCAGCGACCAAGTTTTCACGAAAACCTGCGCAATCCTCGAAACAAGCCTGACGACACCTCGATTTCCCCCGTATTCCGGGGGAAATTTTTTAAGCAAAAAAATACTCACAAGGTCGCCGACCATATTTGACCACAACCACTCAACCGTAAATAATTATTTAATAATAAATAATTAACAATCAGTCTTTTAGCCGTGAAAACCGCCCGCAACTTTCCCGCAACTTTAGCTCAACTTTCCCGCAACCGACAGCAACCGGTTGCGGTCATCGGTTGCGGTGGTTGCGTTCGGTTGCGGTACACTCTACCGGCCAAAACGCTGAAATACAGCCGGTTGCGTTCGGTTGCGTTCGGTTGCGGTCAAAAACAGGGTGCCGGCATTTTTCACTCGTTTTTTTTCAGAAACCCGAGCAAAAAATGAAAAACGAAACCATGACCGCCGCCGATGCCGTAGCGCACATCCGCGCCCAGGTCGGAGACACGACCAAGTTCCGAACCCGTCATCGCGGCTACATCGACTGGAAGTTCGGCGAACTCGCCGAATACCTCGGCTACGCCGCCGCCCTCGACTACGCCCGGCGTATGCGCATCTGGTACGACTACCAGCAGAAATACCAGGGATGCCTGCTCGATACCACCTTCGAGGCATTCCTGGAAGCGGAAAAATCACTCACACTTCAACCATCCACACCATGACTAAAATCAAAACCTATTACCGGCGAAACAAAGACGAAGACTCCGTCTACTATTTCCGCATCCGAATCCTCAAAGGAGGGGAGCACGATATTACCAGATTCATAATCTCCGACTCGGCCCCCTTTCGCCTTGAAAGGGAAACAGAGAGCAATCAAATGAATATAAATCGGATAATGAGATACACAGAAATTAAAGAGGATGACTGGGCGAAAGCCTACAAGCGATTCCTCGAACATATCGAATCAACAGTACCTGCATCCGAATACGGACTTCCATTCTAAACCACACCACACCATGAAAAATGCAAAAGAGCAATACCCCATCAACGAGGGGTGGTTGCACCTGAAAGTCAACCTTACGCCAGGCTCCAGAATCACCCAGTCTCAAGCGTTGGCGTTCATAGGCTTAAACCTGGAAAACGCAGAAGTAGCCAAGTACGAGCATCTCAAAACCGTCGTAAACCTGATTGCTCGGCGCAAGCGAGAGGAGGGAAAGGAGGTGGCGCCATGAAAGGCCGATACAACAACATTCCCGGCGCAGCCTGGATGCGCGCCATTGCAGACGTAATCAAGGAGGTGATACCCAAAGGCTGGGGCTTCGCCCTCATCGTCTTCCCTTTCCATCGACCCGGCATAACCAATTACATCTCCACCGGCGAGCGCGAAAGCATGATTAAAGCACTGCGCGAAACTGTCGAGCGGCTTGAAAAAAAACAAGATTTCCCAACACCTGAAGAAAATTAAATCATGACACTCGGATTCACCACCACGCACCCGTCCGGGAAGCCCACGCTGTTCGAGCAGAAAATACTGCTGCCGCACAAGCCCGAGTTGCAGCAGCGGCATCCCGACATGATGCCCAAGATTCACACTTTCCGGGAAGGCTCCCGCTGGCGCGCCGGCATGGCCATGCACATGGTCGTCGGCAACCGCACCGCGCAGCGCCGGCAGTTCAACCTCGATGTGCCGGCACTGGAGAAGTGTTACGCCGTCCAGGAGTGCCACATCACAGTGGCCCGGATCAACGGACAGCCTTCCATACGCATCGAAATCGACCGGCGGCTGATCAACAGCCTCCTCTTCATGGCCAACGACGGCTTCGACAACCCGGAACAATTCATAGACTGGTTCGGCCATCCGTTCAATACTGCAGTGCATGTCGGGCAGATCGTTCACTTTTCAAACTTTATCTACAAATGACGACCTTCACCGCTCTCGACTTCGCCGCATCCATTCGCCGCGAGCAAGCAAAACGACAGATAACATATCCCAAAATCGCAAACAGAAAGGCAAAATTGGGGGCGTCATACGCCGATCTTTTATCCCTCACAACCGATCAGCGCATCCAGTACGAACTCCTGGACGACGCCCTGCGCGCCATCGAGCACGGCCAGCCGCTTGATACCATGCACGCACATGCCGTGCTCATGGAACTCCAGCGCGAAATGAAGTGCCGGAAGGTCTTCTACGGATACCTCGTCTGGAAAAAGAAAATCACCAAAGAAGGCGCCGACTACGAAAAGTCTGTTTGGGCGGCGCTCATCGAGCACTGGAAGGAAAACTATTGTACACCTGCCCGCGACGACTGGTATTTTGATGCCGGGAAGCAAGGGTATCAAGAATTTTAACCCGATACTTCCCCCCCCCTCTCCGCCCCCCTCCCTTTCGGGGGAGGGGTCGGGGGTGGGGTCACACTCACCCCGCCATACGCTTGGTGAAAACACCAAGCGCGGCAAAAATTAAACTGTATGACTGTAATAGACATAAATCCTCAAGACCCTGCATTGGCCGGTTGCATGGCGACATATTCGGGGCAAATTGTAAACTTGTGGAACGTTGACCAGGATACAATAACGCTGGACGACATTGCCCACGGATTAGCGTATAACTGCCGCTGGAATGGCCACACAAAAGCATGGTATTCTATTGCCGAACACTGTATCCGGGTGCATGATAGGGCACCGGCTGAATTGCAACTGCTTGCACTTTTCCATGATGCCGAGGAAGCATATTGGGGCGATATGATCCGCCCATTGAAAATGATGCTTAAATCGGGATACCCGGAATTACTTGAAAAAATGAAGCAAACACGCCGAGCAATTTTTCAAAAGTTCGGCATTGAAGACGGCGACGGGTACAAAACTTTTGACGATGAGGAATTGAAATGGGACTTCCAAAACCTTATCCTTGATCTGAAGCACAGACCGATGTCGCCAGAACTTGCAAAAACTGCATGGCTATCAAGGGCACACAGCCTTTTATTTGCCCGTGATCGTAATTGCAATTCCGCATAACCCGCCCGCCCGCCCGCATCGCTCCCTAATAAGCAGCGTTGTCGGTTTGCAAACAGCCTTAATCTTGAAAAAGAGGCTGTTGAGGGCGGCGCGTATTTAATTTATTTTAGCGGCTAACTGAGGCATGGACTATGTGCAACTGTTTAAGGCGCATATAAGACCATGCAGGGTTAGCCGCATTTTAAAAACAACAACGATGGGAAAATTTATTTTAGGCGATTGTATGGATTTGGAAACGGGGCTGCCGTCGTATCCTGATAAGTTCTTTGATTTGGCGATTGTTGACCCGCCCTATGGGATTGGCTTTGCGGGATTTGAAAGGCATTATGGAGGCGGTAATGCGGTTGCTAAAACGACCATACACAAACCGTTTTTCGGGGGAGATAAAGAGGCTGCGCCAGAATCATATTTTGAGCAATTACGCCGGGTGTCTAAAAACCAAATAGTGTGGGGGGCAAATCACTTTATTAGCAGAATGGCACTTGATAGCCCTGCATGGATTGTTTGGGATAAAGAAAATGGAGAAAACCCCTTCGCAGACTGTGAACTGGCGTGGACTTCATTTGATACGGCTGTCAGAAAAGCAAAGTTTAAATGGCAGGGTATGCTTCAGGCGGATATGAAAAACAAGGAGGCCCGCATCCACCCGACCCAAAAGCCCGTAAAACTTTACCGCTGGCTGCTTGAAAACTACGCCAAGCCAGGGCAACTGATTTTGGATACCCACGTCGGCAGCGCGTCCAGTTTGATAGCGTGCGAAAGCATGGGATTTGATTACGTCGGTTTTGAGATTGACCCCGATTACTATGCCGCCGCAAAGAACCGAATGAGCAAAGGCATACAGGCTGTGCTTATTTAATTGCGGCTAACTCAAAGCCCGACGCAGTCCGACCGCATGGGAGGATTGCCGGCAGGCGACAGTTATACGGCTTGCATATCTCAAAAAACCGACTATCTTTGTGCAAACTTTTCATGAGATTATTATACGGGAAATCCGGACGCGGGCCGCAAATGAGCAGCCCGCGTTTTTATTTGTCGCCACTCTCCACCGCAATAGGCGCGTTTTTTGTTTGTGGGTGTCGTAATTACCTTTGCCGCAGCGACATCTGCAATTTACTGCCATGGCAAAACAACAGAAAAGTAAGGCCGGAAATCCCAACCTGAAAAAGGGTGTAAATCCACAGGGATTCAAAAAGGGCTACGACCCGCGCCGCAATCTTGACGGCGCCCCACCGAAGCCGACGCGCCTCCAGGTGCTCGAAGCGGCGTTGGGCGGGCCTATCGAACCTGAGTTCGAGCGCGGTATCACTATCAAAACCCTGCGCTGGCTCTGCGAGATGACGCCGGCAGAACTCAAGGTACTGGTCAAGCGAACCGACCTTGCGGCATTCGTGATACTATATGCAAAGCGTATCATCAAGGCCATTGATGACAAGGACACCAAGACAATGGAAGAGATTTTTGACCGCGCATACGGCAAGCCCACATCCCGCGTAGCGCTCACCGATACCGAAGGCAACGACAAAGAAGGGCCGGGCATAGTGATTTACCTTCCAGACAATGGACGGGAAGATCGGGACAAACAAAATTTGGCCCATGGCACTATGGATAATCAGGAAGTAGAATAGCCTTTCACCCAAACAAAGTTTCGATTATGGGTGCAATCAGCCGGGTATATCCGCAGGAAGGTTTTCAGATGAAGTACCTGTCAAGCAGGGCGGATATAGTCATCGGTGGCGGCGCGGCTGGCGCTGGCAAGTCATTCGCGCTACTGCTCGAACCCACACGACACATTGAAAACCCAAAATTCGGCGCGGTGATTTTCCGCCGAACCATGCCCCAGATCAGGAATGAGGGTGGTTTGTGGGATACATCAAGCAGCGTATACTCTGCTTTGCTCAAGGCTTGGCGTCCTCGTCCGCTCGAACACAGTGCCGCATGGACATTCCCATCGGGCGCGCGGGTAAAGTTCAGCCACATGCAATACGAGAAGGACATGTACACGTGGATGGGAAGCCAGATACCCCTTATCGGATTCGACGAACTTACCCACTTCCTTGCCAACCAGTTCTGGTTTATGCTCACCCGAAACCGCGACGGATCCGATTGCGGCGTTCGGCCCTATATGCGCTGCACGACCAACCCACAAAGTCGCGGCTGGGTAAAGGACCTTATTCAGTGGTGGCTATACCCTGATGACTACCCCAACGAAAAAATGAGGGGCTTTCCTATCCCCGAACGTGACGGCACTGTACGCTTTGTGACGCGCTACAAAAAGCGCCTGCTGTGGGGGGACACGCCTGAGCAGGTGATTATCCAGTTGCCGGGTTCCGAGCAGTCGAAGTACGACGAGCACTCCATCAAGTCGCTGACATTCATCGGCGGCACATTGGATGGTAACCGGGCGCTGACGGCCCGTGACCCATCGTATCGAGCCAACCTGCTCGCCCAGGATGAAAACACGGCCATGCAACTGCTCGACGGCAGGTGGTATGCTACCGGCGATGACAACGAACTATTTGACTACACCGCACTTGGCGACTTGTTTGACAACGAGTTTGTCCCTGGAGGCGAGAAGTATATGACAGCCGATATAGCGATGGAGGGGAATGACCTGTTTGTGGTGGTCGTATGGGACGGGTGGAGAGCAACGCACACCTACACGTTCGAGAAGTCGGACGGTAGGGCGGTGCTTGACAAGATGTTGGAGATCAAAAACAGGCACAGCATACCAGGCAGCAACATCGCGTTCGACAGCGCCGGCGTCGGCAATTTCCTGCGCGGCTGGCTCAAGTCGGCAATAGACTTTCGCGGTGGTGATCCGGCCGAAAAAGACGACCGGGTGAAAGTGATGTACAAAAACCTGAAAACCCAGTGCGCTTACCACTTCGCGCAGCGGGTAAAAGATTATGCCGTGTTTGTCAACGTACAGGATGAGGACGTCCAGGAGCGAATCAAGGAAGAGTTTGACAAGCACAGGAAAAAAGGATTCGACGCATCAAACCGGCTCACCATGTCGGACAAAGACGAGGTGAAAGCCGAACTCGGTTACAGCCCGGACTACTTCGATGCCTATACTATGCGCTCCGTATTTGAGGTAAAAAAGAAGCGCAGAAAGCGCAGTAGTAAATAAATTTTGAGGCTTCTATTTTTTATTTGAATAATGCCTTTATATTTGTGCCGTTGTTCATTGTACTACACGGGGCTGCGGCCTCAATCGGTTGAGGGCTCCCGTCAAGATACCGTTACGCGTTACGCCCGGCCTCATATTTGCTGACCCAAATAGAGGCCGGGTCGTGGTGCTTTTACAAAGAATTGTTTTCATTTGGTTTTTTGGGGTTTAATAGCGTCGGCTGCGCAAGCAATCGGCGCTTTTTTGTTGGTATAAATTAACCTCGGCTTTAAATCTATCTGCATACCTTTCGGCACACATTTTATTCACTAAAACTGTACATCAATGGCAGACTTGCAAAACATCATTGACGGTTTGGGTAACCAGATCGATTTCAAAAACGACGAACTGGAAGGGGTTGTCAAAGCCGCGTTCAACGCCGGCGGTCGCTGTCAGGCAGCGCTGCTTACTGTCGAGAACCTGGCGCCCGGAGAAAACCTCGAAGAATACACCACCGGCATTCTGGAGGTTACCAACCCCATCGGCCAATTCCTCGACGACCTTACGGATGACCAGGAGGCAGCATACCGCGCCGGCCTGAAAAAAGTCATCACCCACCAAATCCCCGAAGTGGAAGCAGCCCTGGAAGCCTTCGCCGATGCATCGCTCGATCTGACCGCCGCCGTGAAGGCGATGAATGAGCAGATCGATGCCCTGGAAACCGGCGATGAAGCCTGATCCATAGCCGTTTTGTTTTAAGGTATGTTTCCGCCACGGCCCCATTTTGTGGGTCGTGGCGTTTTTCGTTGAAAGTGTTACATTTGCCCCATCACAACTGCAACATTATGACCAGCAACGGACACCACCAACCCCAACAAAAATCAAGGTTCAGCATCACAGATGACATTGCCGCGCAGATCAAGGCCATCGCCAAGCGCCTGCGACCATGCTGCGAGGAGTACAACATCATCACACCGGTGAGCGGCCTTGAACTCCAAAACCAAGGCGTGTTCGAGATAAAGCGCAACGGCCTGATACAGCCGGTGGAGATTGCGCAGATGTACGAAATGCCAGGCGTGGCCCTGCGTGACATGAACCATGCGTTCAAACTGCGCAAGTTCTATTACGCTAACGGTATCATCGGCGTACACGATTACCTGACCCAACTACCCGGATACGAGGCTACGATGCGCGGACAATACCCGTCGCTGTGGAAAGATGGCACATATATTGGGGTCAAAGAGGGCACACAGTTGCCGGTTGATCCGGAGTGGCTGCAAAAAATGCAGGACATTGACAAAATACAATCAAACATCCAACAGCAATAATATGGACACTTCCACCCTCGTCGGCCTGCTCGAACAATCGTTTGAGTCCGCAAGCCAACTCCAACACCACAAGGCCCGAACGGTGCAGATGCACCTTCAACGCGCCGTCGCCGAACTCGACCCGAACAAGGCACTCGAACTGCGAGGCAGACTCGCCAGCGGTGGCCGCGAAGTTGAAAGCGCCGCCGTCGTAAAAACAACTGGCAGCGCGCAAGGCCGATTCAACACGGTTCCCCCGCAACAGATATTCGCAGACCCCACGAAGGCCGCAGGTACGACGACCGCCACTGCTCAACCTGCGGCTCATACTGAAAACCCTGAAAAGGAAGATAATCTTCGTGGCCTCTACGAGAAGATTGTGAAGATGTCGCCCAACCAGATCATCCAGACCTACAATGAGGGCGGCGTAGTCGGCATGATTAAAGCCCTTGATGGCGATCCCGAAGCCGCCAAGAAGCCGAACCAAAAAGCAGCCTACCTGCAATCCCTCATCCGCAAACACCTCAACATCGAGGAATGAATGTATTTGAGGTCACAATAGCCACCTCCAAGATGGAAGGCGGCAGAGAGGTACTGCGCTCCGAGCGCAAGGAGTTTCGTTTTCCGCAATCGGCAGACGAGATAACCATGCGTCAATGGACAGACTTCCAGTTGCGCAAAAACGAGACACCGGAGTGGTTCCGGCAGTTGGAGCGCGATGATCAGGTCAAGCGTGAGGAAACCATGAAGGCATGGGATGAGGAGCGATGGGGCGAGTTTTTTTACACCATTGCCGACCTTCTGACCTGCGTTGTGGATTCGACCGCCGCTGACATCCTGAAAGCCTTCCCGCCCCTGGCTGATGGCAAAACCGCGTTGGCCACGCTGTATATCCAGTTGAATTCCATCATAAACGGGTACCAGCCCAAAGAACGTAACACGTTCGAGTGGAAGGGGAATACCTACGTGTGGCCGCAAAAGGTGGTGGATAACATGGGGCACCAGTGGTGGGGGCAAGAGTTGACGACTGCTGAGGCGATTGAGGCGCTGCAAATCGAGCACGTGTACAGTGCGAAGGACAAGAACGGCGAGTACATACTTGCCGATCGGAAATACCACGTTGATGTGGCCTTACTGGCAGTCCTTTCGCACAAGGTACTGAAGGAAGGCAATATAGAACAAGTGCCGCTCGAATACAACGCCCGGCGTAAATTCGTAGAGCGCAGGATCGAGGAGTTTTCCAAAGCGCCTATGTCGGTTTGCCTCGATATGGCTTTTTTTTTGAAAACTTCAAAGATTCGATTGGCCGTCACCCATATATCGCGTACGCGTTCCACACCTACGTCAACGACATCAAGGAAGCGCGGGCGCTCAAAAACGCGCACGCGAAGTGGACGGTCTGGGGCTGGTACATAGTCCTGGATTCGATTGCGGAGGGTGACCGGTTCGGGCGGCCAGACCTGACAAAGATGGAAGGGGCTCTATTGTCGAATTTCTACGAAGCAATGATATGGGTCGGAAAGCAGCGGCATCTGCAATCCGACGAAACAAAAGGAACATGACCGACCCAACCGAATTCTACGGCATTGCCAGCGCCATGGTGAAAGCATGGCCGGCCACATATCCGAACGCCGACGCGCACGAGTATGTGGCCAAGCGCCCCAACACGTTCGCTGTTCTGCGCTCCCTCAACGAGTTGGAGGCTGACAACCTGGCCAAGACTATAGAGGCCGCGCGGCCTCCCTACCTGTTTATCCGCAGCTACGACTCCAACGCCTACCGGTCCGGCGTCAAAATTGAGTATCCGCTGATAGGATGCGCTGAGGATACCATGCGCTTTTTCAACCCCATCACCAAAGGGGCAAAAAAGCAACGCCACAAAATCAACCTATTTGTGGTCGACCAGTTGCCGTACCCCGGCACATCCTATTCCGACCAGTACAGCATGAACCGAGCCATTGAGGAAGTGGGTAGGGACTTGCGGCAGATCATGCTGAGGTACCTGAACTCCCTTCGCCGCTGGGCCCGGGTGGAATTTCTGTCAGGCCCCTACGCAGACGGCTGGCATGATGTGGAGTGGCTGAAAGCGCACGGCGCTACGGCCACGTGGGAAGTCATAGAGTCGCTTACGGATGTCATCGTGGGATCGAGCGAACCCGACGGCGATTTGATATATCAGGGCAGCGATAACACTGCAATCCTGATTACCAACATTTACATCGAGACGGACTACTGCCCGGCGCCAGTGGATTTTAACTTCGTGTACGGCGATGACGGCATTCTTGTGCCGCCTGTCGAAAAATGGCTGTATGACAAATGACCATCGAGCAGGCACGGCAAACTTTTTTGAAGCGATACGATGAGTTTGCTTCTGATATGGCTATTCTGTTCGTGGAGGAACTGGAAGCGCAAGGCCACCGCGCAACGGGAAAACTGATTGCATCAGTGGTGGCGAAGGTGAAAACAATGCTGGATAACATCGAGGTGCAGATGTCGCACCTGGACTACGGAATAATTGTAAATACCGGCCTGTCACCGGAGCGCGTTCCATATAGCCGGGGTAGTGGCGCAAAGACTTCGAAGTTTATCGAGGCGCTCATGGGATGGATACGATTAAAGGGAATAGGCGGGGGCCTGGACAAGACAGTGAGGGGTATTGCATTTGCTATGGCCACGACGATGAAGCGCGAAGGGGTACCGACAAAGGGTAGTTACCGATTTACGTCCAACGGTAGGCGTACCCAGTGGATAGACTACATCTATAACCGGTACAATGTGGAGTGGCAGGACAGGATTGCGGATATTTCGGGCGACTACATGGAAGATGTGTTTGACGCCATGTTGGAGCAAACCGCCCGGGCATACAGCCCATACATTCAGTTTTCCAAAAATTGACGTTCGTTCGATTCTCTGGTTTTGGGCATGAGAATCGAACGAACGTCACCAACACAAATAGCACATGGCACTCGTAGTATCGGATGCACCGATCGGCGGACTTCTGTACGCAGCGTATGTATCCCAGACATTCATTGTCACGGAGACGGTCACGACCGGCCAGCCACCGGCTGCCCTCGAAGTCGTGGTGAAAAACGAGGGCACAGTGATCGAAACGCTGTACTATGAGGCCATCGAGGTAACCAGTGCCAGCGGCACCGACACCTGTACGTTCAAGTTTGATATTAGGGAAGTGGTACAGCAACTGTTTGTACCGCGCGACATGCTTCCTGTGTATGGCGCAGGATCTGGCGCTCAGGCTGTATATGGATCGCCGCAGGTTGCATTCATAGAGTGCGATTTGACGCCGTGGAAACCCAACACTGCGGGTTTGCTTGAGCGCGATGCCGGCAGTACAGAAAACACACTCGGCTACCGGGTCATAAACGCCGTCCGTGTGGAGGAGGAGGAACCGGCAATGCAGGATTTCTGGGCGGCTACCGGTCGGCGCTTTCTTACCTCGAAGACACTGCGAGGATACACCGACCTTTTCTCCAACGAATTCCTGTACATGTACAACCGCGATGACGTAGAAATATCGTGGATTGTAGAGTTCAGGCAGAATTCCGGCATATTCTCCGGGTTTCTCCGCTCCTGGGGCCGCGTACTACCTACCGACGATGAAAACAAAATCCTTCGGTTGGGCGTGGGCGGCTTGAACATCCTGAACATGGCGTGGGATGAGGAGCACATTATTGGCGGTGGCACAGAAATGGGGCTCGAAAACAATGACATCACATATTATGAGGTCTACGGCGCTGCGGTCGGCTCAACCGATGCTATAACCGAAGTGCGCCGGTACTATGTGCAATGGGAGCCTACCATTTGTGTATCTTACCGGATACACTTCCTGAACCGCTATGGTGTGTGGGATTTTTTCCCGGTTACATCGCAGCCTGGCGACAACCTGAAATTGACCGACGATCCATACGAAAAGAAACTCCCGGATGATTTTGTGTTCGGGTCATCGCCGATCACACGCAGCCATGTTCGGATGCGCGGGCAGGTGCGCGGTGACAAAGGCTTCGAAGTAGAGGTAGGTGGATTTAGCGACAAGCAGGCGGTTTGGCTACAAGAACTTGCCATGTCTCCCCTGGCCTTTATCGAGAAGGAGCCGGCAGATCAGCCCGGGGCGCCGACGCGGTTCTACCCCATTGTGATCCAGACAGACGAATTCGACATCACCGAAAGGAAATTCACCTTCACGGTGATCTATTCAAAACAGCGATTCAGCCAACGCGTGTAATGCGACAAGTAGAACTATACATCAACAACCTTACGATCGACTACAACGAGTTAAAGTCGATACCCGCGAGCATCCGTAAACGCACGGACAAGTTCCTGGAAATTGTGGGCGCTGACGGCGCCGAGGTTGACAATGTGCTCAAGTCGCTGGTTATCCCCGATACCCCCGGCAACCAATCGAAACTGCAAACCCTGATGACACAAGGGGTGCTGGGTCGCGGATCGACCCGGGTAAGCGTGAAGATGGTTGTCAACGGCATTATGATATTTGCCGGCCCCGGCATCCTGAAAAAAGCCACGAAGCGCAGCGGCGCGGCGGCCTCACACCTGCTCGAACTTCTTGGCGATGGGCTGAGTCTGTGGGAAAAGTTGGAAGGCGTTTCCCTGCGGTCGCTGGACCTTGGAGAAATCGCGTGGAGTTTTGCCAACATCCTTTCAAACTGGAACGACACAGACTTTTCTATTTTCAAGGCATGGTTTTGCCCGGTGGTGTACGGATCGGAGCGCGGAACCGGCGTGTTCGATATAAAGGACTTCCGGCCATCGGTAGGATTTAAGCCGATCGTTGATGCCATATTCCAGGGGCAGGGCTACACCGTGGTGTCGGAATTTTTCGACACCTACTTTTTCCGGCGCCATGCGCATACGTTTGGCGTTGGTGATCTGTGGAAACTCCACGACCCGGACTGGCAGACCGCGTACATCAAGGCCAGTTTCGGCGCTCAAACATGCTGGACCATCGGGTTTGTATCCGGTATCTATATCATCTACGAGCCTGACGATGATCCGAGTACGATGTACTTCGAGAACGGGCAACCTCAATTCGAGGTCAGCCCGCCGAATTTCGTCAACCAGAACTACGTCAACTACATCGAGGCGCAAATACCCGGATACTACAAGGTCAAGGTAACCATCAATTCGGAGGATGATATAGACCAACTGACTTTGTTTGTATTAAGGCCCGGTAATCCCACACCGATATTCGAGCCTACGTTTGCCGTGACCGCCACGGCAATAGACAGCCCCGGCGTATTGGTCGAGGCTGAGTTCCTGTTGGAAGCGGGAGATCAAATACACATTATCTGCCTGACCGAAGTCACGCCAAGCGGATTCGAGGTGAACATCCGTTCGGTGAAAGTCCATGTGTACATGCTCAACAAGCCGTTCATAGGGTCGGATATTGATGTGGCATCCTGCCTGCCGGACGAGGAGGTAAAATCTTTCCTGCGCGGCATCTCGCACATGTTCTGCCTGGCCTGGGCAATTGACGATGTGACAAAGCGCGTGTTCTGTGAGCCGCGTTTCGATTACACCCTGATCGAAGATGGGGCGCCGATTGTTCGTAAAGGTTTCTACCGGCGTGACTGGCCGCTCAAAACTTTCGAGGTAGACGCTGAGGAGGTTGAAGTCGAATACGTGTCGCCATTCGGTGAGTCGCTGAAACTTGCATACAAAGAGGACAGCAACGACCCGATGGAAAAAGCAACTTTGGCCGCGCTACAACGAGCCAACACCAAGAAGATACCGCCGTACTACACCGACATTGATTTGTACGACCGGGGCGCAAAGGCGGAGACTTCGCAAAACCCCTACTTCGCTACGCTGTACCAAAGCCAGCCCAGCGACATCGAATTGCGCGAGGATGCGTACCTGCCCACGATATTGCCATCCTCGTACAAACGAGGCGACAAACTTCCCGGCATCATCTGGACGCCGTTTGGACAGCCACAGAAGCGGGAAGAAATGCCGACGTATGAGGGCAATCCAAAGTGCGGCATCATGTTCCCGGATGCGCTTTCCTTCGCGTTTCACTACGACGATACCGAAACGACTTATTTCAGCGAAGGCGCCCGCGCCCCGTGGATCACGCAGCATAAGTGGATCGACATCGGCGGCGGTCCTGCGCTGGCAGACTGGGACTTTGCGCCGGCGTACCCTGACCTGGTATCGAAGGATGCAGACCGGAATATCAGGGGGCTGGTATCCACATTCTACCCGACTTACATCAGCACCATAAAGGAGGGGCAGGTATTGAGTGGGCGCATAAACATTCCGCTGCCATCAGTAGCCGCACTGAATTACCGGGAAATGCGGCGAATGCCGTACGATGCCAACGAATCGGTGTGGATATTGCTGGAACTGTCTGGATACAAACCCCTGATCGGTGATGAGTGTGATGCTCAACTTGTCAAGTATGTGACAGCCAGGCAGGAAGACATGGACGCCGTGACATACGATGACCCCGACATTGACCCCATCGTGCCGGATATTGCACCCGAAAATATTGAATAATGGGATCCGAAAGAGTCATATCGCTACGCCTGCAACTCAAAGGCGAAGACCAGGTAATCGCTTCCTTGGGCGAGGTGAACGCCACGCTTGAAGAATCGGGGCAAATCCTGAAGGACATAAACGAGAAGTCGCGGGCGCTCGACACGCTTACCCGGAAACTCAAGGACATGTCCGCCGAACTGGAGTCGGTATCCCGGAGGTTGGCCGCTGCCCAGGCCGGTACAGGCACGGGTAATGTCACGCAGTTGGAGCAGCAACAAAAGCGGCTGCGCAACGAGATCAACCAGACCAAAGAAAGCGTAGCCGACCTGCGCAAACAACTTGCCGGTGTCGAGCAGGGGTCAGACGCATACACTGACATCATACGGAAAATCGCGGCGGCGAAGGGTGAGCAGAAGTTGTTGAACGATGAAATCCGAAAGCAGCAGGTCGCTTTTGAGCGGACGAAAGTTGCAGCCGGTTCATACCGAGACCTTGAACTGCAACTGCAACAACTGCGCGGCGAATACCGGCAACTTGGAGAAGCACAAATAAAGGCCGGGCTGGGCGACAACCTGCTAAAGCAGATCGGGCAACTGGATAAGCAGTTGAAATCTATTGATGCCAACATGGGCATCTATACGCGCAACGTGGGCAACTACGCCAGCGCGTTCGACGGCCTTGTGGGGGTTACACAGCGCCTTGCACCAATAATCGGCCTGACGGTAGGTGTAACCGAATTCATACAGGCCAACGCGCAGGCAAGCGACGCAGTGGCCGACGTAGCAAAAACCGCCAACGCCTCGATACCGGCCATACAGCGGCTCCAGGAAGAGTTGAAGTTTCGCAATACGCGCACTTCGCTGGTTGACCAGTTGCAGATCGCCGAGATCGGCGGCCAGTTGGGTGTGGTAGAGAATGATTTGAAAGCCTTCACCGAAGCGACCGACGTGGTGACGGTAGCCCTGAAGGACGAGTTCGGCGGATCCGTCGAGGAGGTTACCAAGCAGGTAGCAACCCTGCGAAATGTAATACCGGGTTTGAAGACAGAAGATGTGGCCACAGACATCTTGCAGATCGGCAACGCGCTCAATTTCCTTTCTTCGTCCGGCAATGCAACAGCGCCGTCCATCGCGGACTTTGTGAATCGCCTATCCGGTGTAGCCGGCCCCCTGAATGTCTCCAAGGCGTCTATATTCGGCCTGTCCGCGACGCTCGACGAACTGGGCGTGTCGGCTGAGCGCGGCGCCACTGCGGTTCAGAACACACTATTCAAGATCGGCGAGGCGCCGGACAAGTTTGCGGCCATCGCGGGCAAGGGTGCTGCCGAGTTCAGACAGTTGGTAGAGCGCGACATCGTGGCAGCCTTTGGGCTTGTCACGAAAGGGGCTGCGGAAAGCAGTGAAAAAAATACTGAATTCATCAAGTTACTTGGTGAATTTGGCATAGAGGGCGCCCGCGAGATTGAGACATTTGGCAAACTCGGTGAGAATTACGACATACTTACCCAGCGCATCCAGCAGGCCGGCGAAGCCCTGGAAGATACAGCGTCGGTACAGCAGGAGTTCGAGAAGAAAAACAACAATTTCGCAGCGTCGGTGGACAAAGTAAAAAACGCGGTCATCAACCTGACGGTGAACACCGATCTGCAGGACTTCTTATCGGGAGCGCTCAGCGGCGTGGCTTCGCTCATCAATGCGCTGGCGCTGCTACCCCGAATCCTGGCCGAAAACAAAACCGAGTTTGTGGCGCTGGCGCTGGCCATTGCTGCGTTCAACCGGGAGGCCATACTTGCAACCGTTGCGAGCATCAGACAATCGGCTGCATACTTACTGCTCACGGATGCCACGCGCCGGCAGGCGCTGGCACAGGGCATTTTGAACACGGTAACCAAGGCGTTCCCACTGCTGGCGATTATCGCCGTTGTGTATGCCGGCGTGAAGGCTTACCAGGCACTCACAGAATCCACTGACGCGGCAACCCGCGCATCAGAGCGCCTGAGTGATGCACAAAAGGAAATCGCGGAGGAATCTGCCCGCGAAGCATCGGTACTCAACAAGAACATCGAAATACTGAAAAGTGCATCGTCGAGCACCAAGGAACGCGCCGATGCCATCAAGGCCCTGCAGGAAGCATACCCTGAATACTTGCGCGGTATGGACCTGGAAAAACTGTCGGTGTCTGAACTTACCAGTCTGCAAAAGCGCCTCACCGATGAGATAATCCGCAGCGTAGCCGAGCGCAAAAAGGCAGCCGCGCAAGATGAGGTGGCTACCAAGATCATCGAAAAACAATTGCGCATCCAGGAGATACGCACGCAAGGCCAAGACGCCATCGGCTTTTTCGAGCAGATACGCCTGGGCTCCGGGGGTACCGACATTGAAAAGAACGTGCAGACGGTGATCGGAAACCTGGAAAAAGAGTTGAAGGACCTGCAAAAGGAATTTGATGAGACCGGCAAAAAGTTTGACGAGGCGTTCCAACTGCGCCGAACCGGTACAGAAGAAATCGCAGCATCGGCGGTAAACGAGGTGCTGGCCGAGCAGGCAGAAAAAGCCCGGAAGGTTCAGACCGACCTGCGCAAACTCACCATCGAGCAACTCAAAGCGCTTGACACCGATGCGGCCAAGGCCGAAATCGAGCGCAGGGAGAAAGCGGACAAGCGGCTCAAGGAACTGGCTGAGCAGCGGGCAAAAGACGAAAAGGCCGCGGCGGAAAACATCTACAAACTCCAACAGGACCTGATAAAGCGCACGTTCGAGGGCCGCATCCAGTTGGCAAAAAACGAAACCGCCAACGCGATATCCGCGCTGGTCGGAACGCCACAGCAGATCGAAGCCCAGCGAGCGCTGTTGCAGGAAAAACTCAAGCAGACGATTGCCGAAATCGAAAAGGAGCGGTCGGCGGCACAAACAAAGGCGCTTGCAGACATCGAGGCATTTCGCGTGGCCGCCGAGGAAGCCCGCGCCCGCAATGCCGCTGACAGCAGTGGCAGGCAGTTGGAGACAATACGCAACCTCAACCAAATTGACGAGACCAAGGCCCAAGGCTTTTTCACGCTCGAACAACAGCGACTTGATGAGCAGTTCAGGCAGGGCCTTATCTCGCAGGAAGACTACAACGAGCGCTCACAAATCCTGGAACTACAACACCAACGGGCAATCTTCGAGATACGCAACGAGTCCGCAGTCGCAGAAAAGACCGTTATCGTACAGCAGCAGCAGGAAAAGTTGGCGGCGCTCGCTGCCGGCTTCCAGCAGGAACTTGCGCAGATCAACGAGCAGGAAGCCGCCCGACGCGCATTACTGGATGGACAACTCGAAACCGGGGCCATCGACCAACCCACGTTCGACACTGCCGTTGCGGAAAACGAAGCGGCAGCGCGACAAGCCCGTCTTGATGCCGAGCGGGAATTCCGTGAGGAGCAGGCTATCATCATCCAGGATGCCTCACAACAAATCCTCGATACTGAGGTGGAGTTGGCTGAACAATCCCTGCAACTCCAACAAGACACTGATGCACAAAAACTGGAATCCGCACGGCGTACGGCAGAGCAAATAAATGCTCTGCAAAACGCGCAACTGGATTCGGTCAGCGAGTTCATTGGCGGTGTATCGCGCCTGCTACAGCAGGATGTGGAGAATCGGCGCAAGTACGGCGTCATCCTAAAAACGCTGGCGCTGGCAGAAATTGCCATCAACCTGCGCAAGGAGCTGTCGGCAATCTCGCTGGCCGCTATACAGGCCGGCGCGGCTACCGGTCCTTTCGGCGTGTTTGCGGCGGGCGGTATCTACGCAGCCCAGGCAGCGGCGGCCATCATTCGCGCGGCGTTCAACTCAGCGCAGGTACTGTTGCAAAAGTTCGAGTATGGCGGCGTGATACCCACGCAGCAGTCTATTGCAGAGGTCGAGGGCGGGCATATCCCTGGCGAATCGGGAGAGATCAAGGGGCGCCCACACAGCAAAGGCGGGGTGAAGGCAGTGTACAACGGGCGACTTGTCGAGTTTGAGGGGGGGGAATATCACCTGAGAAACGGCAAAGAGACGTACATCATCAACAAGAAATCCACGCAGCGATTCAAGGAAACATTGCTGCGGATCAGCGACGGGCCCAAACGGTTCAGCCGCGCCCGGAAAGAAATTGCCTCGAAAATCAACGCCTACGGCGGATGGGGCAAGAAATTTGCTACCGGTGGCATAGCGCCGTCACCGCTTGACGTGAATCCGCTGGCAGCCCCGCAGGTAACCACGCAGTCGGAAATGGTGCTCAATGCCGCGAGCCGCGAAGACCTGGACGCTGTACTGCAGGTCGCTAAAGGAGCGCTTGCAATGGCAGCAGCAACAAGCACCCGAATTGATAATATCCGGGTAATAAACGACCCGCTGGAAACCATAGAGCGCGGAACGGAGCAACAGGAGATTAAAGCTGTCAGGACATTATGATCGTAATTGCAAACTATTCGGAGCGCGATGTACGCCTGTACAAAATACCCGGCGAGCATCATAGCGAAATCCAGGAAGCCTACGAGCGGGCAGAATGGCTGTGGCTCATCAAAAGATGGAACGAGCACGAGGTTACCCACGTGCGTCTTTGTTCCACTTGCCCCGATAGTATCCGCGTTGTGAAGGCCTTTATACCGCTTCTATGGCAAGAGTCAACCTCAACGAAATAATCCGGGACGGGCGCGGCGCCACCCGGCAGGAAAAGAACATGTTGTTCATGGATTATGTCTGTGAAACAACCTGCATCCGCGTCATCAAATTAATGTCGGAGCATGAGATAAACCGCATCTTGGCACTGCATTTGTTTGATTTCCACGTACTGCAACTCAATCGCGACAGGGGTTTAATGATTCGGCACATAGGGCTTGCCCTCGGCGTTACCAAATCAACGATGTATCGTTGGTTTCCTGCCAGCGCCGATCGAGAATCAGTTTACGACGAACCTCAACGCGATGCCCAAATTTCTCCAGCACCTCAACGAAATTATTGACTCCTCCGCTGTCGCGCTGCTCAGCGCCCTTTCCCGTGTGCTGTTTATGTCCGGCAATGACTTCAAGGCCCGGGCCGCTACATTTGTGGCCTCAATCTGCGTCGGCCTTGTCTCCGGCATCATAGTGTCCAACTTTGAGTCGCTTCAATCGTGGAGCGACCTGGTTGTTTGCGTCGGCGCCCTGTGCGCCCGCGAAACGATTGACTGGATCGCGAAAAAGATGGCCAATCCTTTGGCGTTTTTTTGGGAACTTCGCAGCCAAAAGCAACCCAATGACAAAGATTCTGACCGTACTTAACCTTGTAGGCAGCGCCTCAGCGTTCATCTATTTGCTGTGGTGTATGCGCACGACAACCCGCGATGACGCTCACCCACTGCTGATTAAGTTCGAGTGGGGGCTACTCACGGCCCTCGGCCTCACATTTCTGCACCAACTTCGGGTGCTCGTCGGTGATGTCCTACCGGCATACATACCTTCCGGCTTTTCGCACCTCACCACATGGATTTCGGCAATTTTATTTGCCCGCTACCTGCGCATGGAATTTAAATAGGTTCCCACGATTGGGAATAAAGCGGCGCAACGGCACGGGTGTTGTTTCACCTTTGCATCATGCCAAAGAAATTCGTTTTTGGGAAACAGGCCGTAGCCGCATTCGACCGCAAAGGCAAGGCGCTCAATGTAGCGCCGGCCATGAACATCGCAGGCGGTACCGTCAACATCATGATCTGGGGCGAAATCTCAGAGTGGTGGGGCGTCAACAGCCGCGATGTGTACTGGGCACTCAAAGGCCAGAACATTTCCCAGATCAACGTCTTCATTTCTTCTCCAGGTGGCGAGATCGACCAGGCGTTCGTAATTCACGACATGCTATTGGGTCACCCGGCCAATGTCACGGCCTATCTCGTAGGCCAGTGCGCCAGCGCCGCCACCATCATCTCCTGCTCAGCCGACGAGGTTGTAATGTCCAACCAGTGCATCTACATGATCCACAAGCCGCAATGGATTTGCTGGGGCGATGCGGACGCAATGGGCAAGGCGCAGGAAATACTGAACAAGTACCAGTCCCTGATCGTGAATGTATACAAGCGGAAAACAGGCATGGCCGCTGACATTCTCAACGACCTGATGAATGAAGAAACCTGGTTCGAGCCTACCGAGGCTCTTGCGCTGGGCTTTGTAGATCGGGTGGTGGACACCATTGAAGTTGACTTCCTGTTGCCCACAACTGGCACTGCGCAGATGGACGGCCACGAAAGTGACACATTCGACAATGCCAATACATACCGGGTCGCTGCGCTTGCAGCCCTTCAAAAGGGATTGACCCCGTACAATAAAGCGGCTGCCCGCAAACTATCACGCACAAAATCCAACACCATGTTCGGTAAAGACTTTTTCACCAACATCCTGAATTTCCTGAACGGCGAAAAAGCACTCGCCAAAAACGCCGATGTCGACGACCTGGCCGAAACACTTGCCGGTGACGAAGACCTGGCCCAAACCCTCCAGAACTCGGCGATTGAAAGCGCTGTGAACACTGCGGTCGCAAAGGTCAAACCGACCGCCCTGACGATGGAAAGCCTTGTGGCGCTGGTCGAGAAGGCCGGTGACGAAGATAAAGCCAAAATCGCCGCTGCGCTCAACATCAAACCCGCTGAAGCGAAAAAGCCTGCCGCCAAGAAAACGGAAGGTGAAGATGGCGAAGATGATGAGGACGAGGGCGAGGACGACAACTACACCGCGCTCAAAAACCAATTGCAGGGCGCGCTGAACGAAATTGCAAAACTCAAAAAAGGCGGATCACCCACGACCGACACCAACGGAAAGTCCTCTGTGAAGCCGAAAACCGGCGACAAAGAAGATGGCAAGATTCCGCAGGCCCAACTGGACATCGCCCTCAACGCGCTCAAGAAAAACCAGATCACCCGCGAGCAATTCAAGAACATAACCGGTCAGGAAGCGCCGGCGCGGCTTTAATTCCGCTGCCAGATTCCTGCCTGAACCATAACTACTTCTAATTCACACAAATAAACACAAAGCATGGAACCCATCATCCTGCTCGACCTGGACACGCATGACGTCAACGCGCTCGTACTCGAACCCGCGTTCAATTACGACAACGTGTTCCAGCGGAACCTGAACGTCTATAAGTTCGAGATAGGCGTTACCAAATTCCGCATGACGCACCTGAGCCGTCCGACGAACGTCCTGCAACCCAAACTCGGCTGCGACGACTGGGTGCCTACGGTAAACTTCTCGCTGCGCCCCTGGGAGATCAGCAGCGTGGAATACGAACTCATGGGCGAACAATGCCCGGACGAGTTCGACCGCGGCTGTGCTCGCAACCTGAAAAACAGCGCTGACGAACTCAACCGTCTGGGTGGCTCGAACCCCACGGTGAACGCCATCGAAATGGCAATGGCCATGCAGACCCGTTTCGCGCTGCGCGATTCCATCTACAAGGTGGCATGGTTCGGCGACGTGAACTTCTCCGCGAAGGTATCCGCGGGCGCCGTGGACATTTCCGCACTGCCGCTCAAGGAGCAAACCAAACTCACCAACATGCTCGAACACCACAACGGATGGTGGAGCGAGATTCAGGCACGTGTTGGCGCCAGTGGTGAGTATGTGAAAATCCGTTACGTGGACACCAACGACGGCACATCGGGCGGTAACGCCACCGACCCGGCAAACATTGCCGACTACCTGCGCCAACTGCGCATGTCCGCACACCCGATCCTGCAATTCTGGAACCTCGACCGCCCGAAATCTGAATGGCCGGTGTACCTGCTCCAGCGTGGACTGTTTGACGCCCTGTGGCGTTACTACCAGTCGCTGGGCACGGAGATCGCAAACCAGTTTCTGATCGATGGCAAGCCTGTGGAAAATGCCCTGATGTTCGACGGGTATGTTTGTCTGCTCATGCCCGAATGGGACATGTTCGACTTCGAGACCGGCAAGATGGCTCCCGGTGGCCAGTCGCTCACGCAGCGCGCCATCTTCACGGCGCCGGAAAACCTGTGCGGTATTGCTCACGCCAACTCGCTCGAAGGCCAACCCGACGCATCGCTCGTCATCCAGAAATCCCCGCTGATCAAGGATAAAGGCAAATCGTGGATGTATGCAAGCCTGGGCATCGGCTTCGGCATCGCGCAGCCCATCCTGATGACCGTGGGCTATAACTCCTCGGAAACCTACGCGTAAGCCACCCGATTCGTTTATCCATAAACTACTTCAACCATGTCGGTAATAACCGCTATTACGTTGGCAGAATGTCCCAAAGCGCGGGCAGGGATAAAAACGCTTTGGGCGGCCAACTGCGCCCAGGTGGACACCCTGACTTTCAACGCCTCGCGACAGATCACAGCCATTACGATGGTCGTGGCTACGCCTGCCAACACCTTCAAAAAGATCGACTTCGAGGAGAACACAGCATTCTTCAACCAGGCCAAAGTGCGCAACAAATCGGCGGTCAACGTCACACAGACGATTTCGTTTGTGGAGCCGGGCCTTTCGAACACGGTGCGCAATGCCCTCGAAGACCTCAACGGCAACTGCTGCCTGCACGTGATCGTCCTGGACAACTCGAATAACTACCACTATGCCGGCATCTCGTTCGACCCGGAAAGTGAGGAGTGGCAGAGCGACAAGATGAAAACCGGCGAAGGTTCGTCCAACACCAACACCGACCCGACCGCAGACCAGGCAGAGTACATCGAGACGGTTGTCGGCAACTCCTCGTTCTACGCGCCCTTCTGGACGCTGGGCGAAGCGGGTATACCGGTATAACCCGGCGTAAGTTCACGGGCGGCTGGCCGCTCAATCATTCAACTGCAACAAATCTACAAATGGCAGACATCGCAAATACGGAAGTTCAGGCCAAAGGCGCGGCAGGATTCAAACTCGTTCGCCAGGAGGATGGTATCGTATCGATTTGCAAGGCAGGCAAAAAAATCGTTTTTCTGAACCACGGTTCGAAGGACGTGGAGTTCCCCTCGAAAGGAAACACCGTGAAGCCCGCCACACAGGACCTCCTGAAGGCAATCTACGACACCGATCCGTCCTATGTGCAACTGATCGAAGCCCCCAAAGAATACAAAGCGCCCTGGGAAGGTAAATAAACTGAACGATGACCCAAGATTTGGCAGCCTACGAACTTGACGAGAGTTGCGGTTGCCCGGACGAATCGAATCCTAAAAAGACGAGATTCAGCCGGCGCAAAACCGGTGCTTTCGGAGACGTGTATGACCCGGTTGCCGAGGAGCTGCGCGATACTGATCTCGCGCCCATGATCTACGGCTCGTTCCCTGTAATACCGTTCTTTGACAATTCTGATGCAACCCTTCGTGTCCTTCGCCGGATGCGCGAGTTGTCGCCGACGCACTCATCGTGCATCAGCAATATCCGTGACTACGTCTTCGGAGGTGAGTTGACAATCCGCCGCTACGTCGAACCAGGAATGGCCTTCGACACAGAAGAGGATCAGCCGCTTACCGATGCTGAAAAGGCTACGTTCACGGATTTCGTGCGGTCACTGAACCCTGAATTGACGTTTGACCAGATACTTGCAGATGCCATCGGTATCTACGAGAATCTGAAAACATACGGCAACGGGTTCTACCGGATCGATGCGGTTCGTGTGGCTGGAAAGTGGTTTTTCTATTTCGAGTCGCTGGACGCAGAGAAGTGCCGCTACCTGGCTACCAAGCGCGGCGAACAAAAGGTGATTGTGATATCGGCAGAATGGACAGCGATGTACATCAACCGGTATCCACCCGAGTTCGTGGACGTATTCCCGGCATGGTCTGACTACGGTGACGGTCGGCTTTCGACCATTATCCACATCAAGAATAAGGTCGTGGGACGTGACTGGTATGGCCTGCCGGATTCTTTCGGATCTCTGTACTGGCAGTACATGGAAGTTCAGCAGGGACAGCACGGCACGGAAGGCTATGCCAACGACTTCATTGCCCGCGTTTTCTTCGAGATCACAGCCGAGGAAGACGACGATGGCGACGAGGACGATTTCGACAACGCCGTTCGCCGGACGTTCACCAACCAGGCATCGCGCTATGGAGAGCAGCCAAAGCGGTATATAATCCGCAGACGCCTGCCCGATGACAAAGAGGCAATGGTCCACGAGTTCAAATCGAACACGGACCACCAGTACCATACCTCGATGTCAGCGCTTGCGGAAAGGGAGGTGCTGAAAACACACAACTGGCACAGCGTTTTGCTGGGCGCTCCGACCCCGGGGCGCATCGGTCAGAACGAGGAGTTCAAGGAAGTGTACAAACAGAAGTACAACTCCGTGATACGCCAGTGGCAGGAGCGTTCGCTGCGACCGATTATTCAGGGCTTCCAGGCCTGCGAAATGCTTATGACCGGGCGTATCGATGTGACTTCACAGTATTCATTCGGGCTTTTCAATCTCTATGATGAATACCTGAAAAGCGATGTGAACGCGCTGAAAAACGAACCGCAGCCAAACCCGCTCGACAATGGCCTTAACGTATGAATTCGGAAGCGTTGAAACGCTGATAACTCCGCAAGAGATTGTGGACTTCGCCCCGGTTGACCCGGCGTCGTACGGTGAGCAGCGCATCCCGTTTATAGCGGTGAGGGAGGAAAAGTTGTTCATCAAGTGCATGGGAATGGCGATGTACAAGGCGCTCATGGCCGACAAGGTGAAGTACGCAATGACTGCCGGCACAGGCATAACGGTGTACACCAATTTTCAGGCAGGCAACTATTCATCAGGCGCGGTAGTGCTTTATAAAAACCGGTTATACAAAGCGAAAGCCAACACGACCGGGCAACTGCCGACCGATGAAGGATTCTGGGCGCTGGCGCCTCGATTTTCAACAGTCGAGTACAACTATTTGTGGGAACGATATTTGCGGACGATACTGGCTTTCACGATTTCAAATGACAGCCTGTTTTACCGCATCGTATCCGACACGCCGATGGGCGTTGTACAGAAGTACGAAGGCGACAAATCAAAAGCCCTTGATGTAAAAAGCGCCGGCAGGCTCAAGATGGAATATGTGAAGGACATTGACGACATGCTTCATGCCATGGACGTGTTTATCCGGGAAAACCCCGAAGCGTTTCCGGACTATGCGCCACTTGAGGATGCTTGCGTAAATTGCGCTCCAAAAAAGCGGCACTATGGCTTCAACACGAACAAGCGCAGAGCGACAACCTGAACCCTGCAATAAAGGATTGGCGGACACAGTATCACTCACGCTCCGATGGATTGACGATGGATTCAGCCTCGAAAAAGTAGATGAAAAAACATCGGCAATGCGAATTGCCATTTGTGAAGGTTGCACGGAACATTTTATCCAGGAGGAAAGACGGTGCGATGTGTGCTGTTGCCCTATGGATTTCAAGGTCACATTGAAATACGACCCCATCAAGGGGATAATGAAAAAAACGCTCATCAGTTGTCCTAAAGACAAGTGGTGAGATCACACTCAATCAAATTAAAAATGAGCACATCCTACGACGGCTTCATTTTGAAGCGCAACAACCCGGACGCGAATTCAAACAACGCGCTCAAATTCAACAACCTGAGCGGACTGTGTTGCGGCGACAAAGCAGCCGCCGTAATCTGCCGCTATACCGCCACCATTGCTTCTGTCTCCGGAACGACTGCCGTTGACCAAGTGCGAATCGCCGGGACTACGTACACGCTCGACGGCGCCTACCTGGTCAACCAAGAGCGTGAACGCGACGCGCTGGTGGCTAACCTCGAACGTCTGGTAAACAGCCTTGGCTACGACGGCACCGGCAACATCCGCGCAACCCTCACCTCAACCACGCTCACCGTTGACGTGGACTACTCCGACCTGGAGTTCGAGTGGCTCGAAGCCGATACCAGCCCCTTCATCCCGACAGCATGCCAAATGATCGGCGACGTGAATACCGGCCAGTGTGACGCCGGCGCGGCCATCTACAAATCCAGCACCAACCTGATCGTCAAGCCGTACAGCACCGGCGCCATTACCAACGTAACCATCAACGACGGAGGCGGCGCGGTATACAATGGCGACCTGACGGACGGAACCACCGGCAACGCCACGGTTACCACAGATGCCAGCGGCCAGAAGATCATCACGATTAACGGTGCTTCTGGCGGCGAAAACTGGTCCGGTTCGATCACCTTTACGGTGACGATCACGCAGGACGGCTGCACGGCATGGAGCCGCGTTCAGAAGTTGGCTTACTAAACCGGCGACTCGATGAGCGTAGTCACGCCTATAAGCACGGTACTCTGCCCAAGTGCGCGCGCCGGTCTGGTCGCCATTTGGGCAGTGCCTTGTTCAGAGGTCGTTGAAGTACTCATAGACCCTGTATTGGGTATGGTGTCGAATGTAATTCTTACGGTAGGCACCGAGTGGACGCGTCTTGAGTTTGAGCCGGATACCGCATACCTGATACAGGAGAAGTTGGTAGCAAAAGGATATACGGAATACGTCAAGCAGACGATCTACTTCGAGGTGCATGGACTGTCAAATGCGACCAGGAACGCCCTTGAGGACCTGAATGGGAATTGCTGCATGAACGTGATCGCCGAAGACCTTGCCGGTAACTTTCATTACTGCGGCATTTCAGAGCGCGACGGCGAAGCCTCGAAGGACAACATGAAAACAGCGGACGGATCCAGCGAGACCGGCGCCGATCCGCGAACGGATGTTGCCCGTTATACCGAAACACTGGCCTGCATCTGCGATTTTTACGCCCTCATCACCATTGACCCGAACGACTTCAATCCGCTGTTCTGGACCAAGCCGGACGAAGCCTACTGGACAACACCGGCAGACGAGTTCTGGACGATAAAAGGAAACTAATGGCAAGCCCGTATCCACACCTTTTCGACAGCATTGGCTTTCTGCACCGACAGACGCAGTTGTACACGCAGCGGCGCCAGAACTCGGAGTTGCCGGAAAACTATAAGTTCACGGTCGAGGAGTTTATGACGTTCGTGATCGTGGATTTTGGGCTTGTGACGACTTCGGACATCACCTACACGCATACGCAACTCACGCCCTCGGCCACGTGGACGGTTATCCATAATCTGGGACGTGATGTCCAGGTGAGGTGCGTTGACGATGGGGACAACAACATTGTGGGTGAACCATTCAATGATTCGCCCAACCAGATCACTATAACTTTTACAACGCCGGTCGCCGGCATAGCTATCGTAACATGAAATATCTGCACGAAATTGACGCGAACAAGGCCAACCGACTGATTGTCCCCATCTTCGCCAACCTCGCCGCGTTTCCTTCGGCGGCATCCTCGGAAGGCTCTTTGGCTTACGCCACCGATACCAACCTTATCTATTACTCCAACAGTTCGACCTGGGTGAACATGAGCGCCGTTGCGGGCGCCATGAACTTCAAGGGCGGCATCGCATTCGACGCCACCGAGCCGTCATCTCCGGCCACTGGCGACACCTACGTTTTCACAACAGCAGGCTCCAATAGCTGGGAGGGCACCAACGTCGTGGAAATCGGCGACCTCGCCATCTGGGGCGGCTCTGCATGGACGTTCGTACAGAACAACATCGGCGCTGCCTCGGAAACCGTGCCTGGTTACGTCGAACTGGCAACCAGCGCGGAGACCATCACCGGTACATCCACGACGCTGGCCACGCACCCTGCAGGCGTTACGGCTGCAATCAATGCCAACCGCGTCACATCGGTCGGAGGCACGGGCGGCAACACGCTTACCGGAGACGGCACTACGACATCTTTCGCGGTCGTGCACACTGGCAAGAATACGCCGTGCGTTGCTGTCCGGGAAACAACGCTGGGTAACTACGTGGCTGTGGACATCACGTTCACGTCGGGCACCGGGTTCAATATCATTTTCGCCATCGCTCCGGCTGCATCGCCGACCTATACCGTCAGCATATCTTAATTCCGGCACATGAAGTACCTGTCTGAAATAGACGGGTCGAAGGCCGGGAGGATGATTGCGCCGACGTACGCCAACAAAGCGGCCTTTCCAACGGCTTCGACCTCCAAAGGCTCGCTCGCTTACGACGATGCCCTTGACGACCTGTACCACTCGGACGGGACTTCATGGGTATTGCTGACAAAAGAAAAGACCTTTAGCCTGACGGCTGGGGGGACTGACGAAATTGCGATACCGGCCGGTCGGTTGGTATCGCAATTGGTCGTGACTGCCGAAAGCGGCAGCGGAAGCGTCAGTGTTGGCATTACCGATCTTGGTTCGGAGATACTGGAAAACGAATCCTATAACACAAGTGGGCGCCCTTTCACAATCGGTTGGTGGTTTCCAGCCGATTCCACGCTGTTTTTCAGCGTGTTCACAGGCACAATCACAGTAAAAATCTTCTACGCATGAAAAG